GCACTGGTATTTCAGGTTATAATATTAATCTGAATAAAATGCAGATGATGGGAATTTCGTTCTCATGGTATGGTGCTGGTTTTATTGATTTTATGTGTCGTGGACCAGATGGTAATATGATTGTTGCTCATCGTATGAAACAGAACAATGTGAACGATGAAGCATATATGCGTTCTGGTAACTTAGCAGTTCGTTATCAAACTATCAATGAATCAGTTAAAAATAGATTAGCTGCATCTATGACTAATAATCAAACTAGTATTGTTTTGGTTGATGGTTCAAGATTTCCTACATCTGGAACTGTATTAATTGAAAATGAATGTATTAATTATTCGGGTAAAACAGGAAATACATTAACTGGCTGTACTCGTGGTGCAACATTTCAGTTATTTGCAGGTGGTGTTAATAAATCATTTACAGGTGGTTCAGCAGCGTCTCATGCTGTTGGAAATGGTTATACTTCTGTCACTTTAATTAGTTGTACAGCAACTCCGACATTGAATCACTGGGGTTCTTCTTATATCATGGATGGTGGTTTTGACCAAGATCGTGGTTACTATTTTAACTACGCTTCTTTAAATCAAACGATTCCAACTGGAGATACTCATACAGTGTTCTTTATTCGTCTCGCTCCATCAGTTTCTAATTCTATTGCTGGTGACTTGGGTGATCGAGATTTGATAAATCGTTCTCAGTTATTACTACAAAAATTACAAGTTCAATCCAACCAATCGGTTCAAGTCTATGGTATTTTAAATCCAGGAAACATATCAGCATCTGATTTAACATGGACTTCAGTTAACACTTCTGCACTAGGATCTCAACCATCTTTTGCCCAAATTGCTGAAGGTGTTAATTATGAATCAACTCCAGGCGAACAGATTTTTTCAACTCTTGGTCAACCAGATGGATTCTCTGAAATTGACTTATCAAGTTTGAAAGAATTATCTAACTCTGCCATTGGTGGATATAATAACTTTCCAGATGGTCCCGATGTCTTGGGAGTAGTTGTTAAAAACTTAGTGGTTGGAACAACACAATTTGATGTAACAAAAACAACCACAGATTCATCAAGTAAATATCGTATTAATGGGTATAACAATCCAACGCTAACTGTGTATCGTGGACAAACATATACATTTAATATGGACTATAATCTAGTAAAGGGTACTGTTGCCACTGCTGGTACTGGTGGACAATTTACTTGTGGTGCTTCTTCGTTGGCTGTTGGAGACAGAGTTAGAATTACTGGTACACGAGCAGGTACTGGAACTATTACTGGCTATGTAGATGGTAATGTATATAAAGTTTCTGCCGTTACTGGAACTGCTCCGAATGTCACTGGATTTACTTTAACTACAACTGCTGATGTTGCAATTGCTACTACTGTTGGTACTTTAATTGGGTTGACATATACAGCCAATAACTCATTTGGAAATCACCCATTCTGGATTAAAACTACAGATACAACTGGAACTGGTGATGCATATAGTGTTGGTATGACAGGTAATGGAGCAAATTGGGGACAAACGATTACATGGACTGTTGATATAGATGCCCCAGATCAACTATATTATCATTGTGAATATCATTCAGCAGACCATGGACCAATTACCGTTGCTGATAAAGTACCAGCCAATGTAAACTTAAACTTATTCTGGTCAGAAGCGCAAGCATAAATATACTACAAAATTAGAGGAAATTTTAAATGGCAACTCAAGTACAATTTAGAAGAGGTACAACTACCCAGAATAATGCCTTTACTGGCGCAATTGGTGAGATTACTTACGATACTCAAGTAAAAACATTACGATTGCATGATGGTAGTACGGCAGGAGGTGGCGCAACTTTAGTCACTCTGGGCGCAACACAAACATTAACTGCTAAAACACTCAGCACTAGTTCTGTTTGGAACGGTAATGTTATAGGACTAGCATATGGTGGTACTGCTGCTAATATTACTGCTGCAGCAGGTGCTGTTGTTTATTCAACATCTTCTGCGTTGGGAGTTTCAGCAGCTGGAACTTCTGGCCAAGTATTAACATCTGGTGGCACTTCTTCTCCAGTTTGGGTTAATCAATCGTCAATTCAAGTTGGTACTGCAACTAATGCAACCAACGCTACTAACATTGCTGGTGGTTCAGCTGGTTACTTAATGTATCAATCTGATACCAATACCACTGGTTTTATTGCTCCAGGTGCGTCAGGATATGTTCTTCGTTCTACTGGTGCTTCTTCTGCTCCTTCTTGGGTTAACTCAGCATTAACAATTGGATCTTCTTCAGTATATTTGGGAGACACTTTAACAACAATTGCTGGTGTTACTTCTTTAACATTGAGTAATGGAAGTTACGGTAACGCAACAGTAGCTTCTATAACTGGTTCATCATCTCCATGGACAGTAACAATTACTGGTATCAGCTCAACTGCTGGTATTACAGTTGGACAAAATATTACTGCGACTGCTGGTACTGGAGCTCTTTTTGGTGGTTCACCTACTAGCGTACTAGTTGCAAGCATTGTTTCTGGAACAAGTATCACTGTCACAGTTACTGGTGGAACAACACCAATCACTGGAACCATCACTAGTATTACTACTTTTGGTTTCTTGCAAGTTCCAACTGGAACTACTGCTCAACGACCATATGTACCAGTCGCTGGTATGATTCGTTATAATACTACACAAACTGTATTTGAGGGTTATTCTTCTGGTGCTTGGTCTTCTCTTGGTGGTGTTAAATCTGTTGATGCTTTAACTTATATTATCGCAGAAACTTCTGCTGGTGCATCAAATGGTGACTTAGATTTCTACGCTGAAGATGCAGCTGGAACTGCAACCACTCAGATTGGTCAATGGAACAGAACTAATTTAAAAGATTATACTGGCACAATCGTTGGAACACAAACTACTCAAAATGTGTTCAACGCAACTGCAACTACTGTTAATGCATTTGGTGCAGCAACTACACTGGCTATTGGTAATGCTACTTCTGCTACTGCGACTATTCGTCCAGGAACTGTTGTTGGGTCTAATACAACTCAGAACTTATACAATACAGTAGCAACCACAATGAACTTTGCTGGTGCTGGTACAACTATTGGTATCGGTGCTACTACTGGCACTCTTACACTAAACAATCCTACTGTTGCAGGTAGCCAAACTACGGTAAACCTTTGGAACACTACTAGCACTACTGTTAATGCGTTTGGTGCTGCAACAGCAATTACTTTAGGTAATGCTACTTCAGCCACTCTAACGCTAAATCCAGGAACAGTGGTTGGAGCAAATACAACTCAGAACTTATATAACACTGTTGCTACTACACTAAACATTGGTGGTGCAGCTACTACATTGGCTCTTGGTGCTTCTACTGGAACAGCAACTATCGCTAATCCAACAGTAACATTGACTAATGCTACTGCTCTTAACATTAATGGTGTTTCTCCAACGATTGCTTCTACATCGACTGGTACTCTAACACTATTCAATACTGCTTTAACTACTGTAAACGCATTCGGTGCTTCTACTGCTACAACATTAGGTGCATCGACAGGAACATTTACGGTTAACAGTGTAACATTGGCAAACCCTAATGCTACTTCGTTTACTATGAACGGAGCATCCCCTTCGCTAACAACAACTTCCACTGGTACTGCTTCTGTATTTAATACTAATGCATTGACTGGTGCTTTGTTTGGTGCAGCAACTGCAGTTTCTATCGGTGCTTCTACTGGTACGCTAACAATTGGTAACCCAACTATTACTGCTACCAATGCTACATCATTGGCTCTTAATGGTGCTTCTCCAGCAATTACTACAACTAGCACTACTGCTTCTATATTTAACTCTACAGTTACTACACTAAACATTGGTGGTGCAGCTACTACTATTTCTCTTGGTGCAGCTACTGGAACTACAACAATTAATAATGCCAATGTGGTTATCACTGGCAACTTAACAGTTAATGGTAGCACAACTACTTCTAGTTCGCAGAACACTGGTTATGGTGACTCATTAATTGACTTACACTATACCAATAATGGTGTTAATACTTCAGACGATGGTAAAGATATTGGTTTAATCTTTAACTATTATAAGACAACAGATAAAAACGCATATTTAATCTGGTCCAATGCTACACAAGCAATGGAATATTACTCAACTGCCACAGATAATGGTACTATTATTTCTGGTACATTGGGTAATTATAAAGGTGCTGGATTTATTTACGCTGGTTCTACTTCTGGAACTACTACTTTACAAGCAACAGCTACAGCTGGATCTACTACATTAACTCTACCAGCTGCAACTGATACTTTAGTTGGTAAGGCTACTACAGATACACTAACTAACAAATCCATTAGTTTAACTAACAACACAGTTACATTTACCTCTGCAGAATTAAAAACTGCATGTTCCGATGAAACTGGTTCTGGCGCATTAGTTTTTGCTACTAGCCCAACTTTGGCAACACCAACAATTGGTGTTGCCACAGCAACTTCTGTTAATAAAGTTGCTATTACTGCACCTGCTACTTCAGCTACATTGACTCTTGCTGATGGTTCTACGCTAGCAACTTCTGGCGCATTTAGTACTACACTAACTGCTACAGCAACTACTACTGTAACATTACCAACAACTGGTACTCTGGCAACTCTTGCTGGTTCTGAAACATTAACTAACAAGACTTTAACTAGCCCAACGCTAACAACTCCTGTTCTTGGAACTCCATCTTCTGGTACATTAACTAGCTGTACTGGTCTACCAATCTCCACTGGTGTTTCAGGTCTTGGTACTAGTGTTGCCACTGCTCTTGCAGTTGCTGTTGGCTCTGCAGGTGCTTTTGTTACCAATGGTGGTGCTCTTGGAACTCCATCTTCTGGTACGCTAACTAACTGTACTTTCCCTACGCTGAACCAAAACACAACTGGTACTGCTGGTGGTTTATCAGGAACTCCTGCTATTTCTACTGGTAATATTACTGCAACTGGTACTATTACTGCGACAAGTTCTATTACTTCTTATTACTCTGATGATCGTCTAAAAACTCGTACTGGCAATATTCAAAATGCTCTTGAGAAAGTTCTTTCTCTTGATGGTTTCCATTACCATGCAAATGAAACTGCAGTAGCATTAGGTTACGATGCTTCTAAACAAGAAGTTGGTTTATCTGCTCAGCAAGTTCAAGCAATCTTACCAGAAGTTATCGCTCCAGCACCAATTGATCCACAATATATGACAATGCACTACGAGCGTTTGGTACCATTGTTAGTTGAAGCAATCAAAGAACAACAAAAACAAATCGAAGAATTAAAATCAAAGTTAGGCAACTAAAATGGCGGTCTCAACAAGATCTGGATTAAAAGAGTATGCATTAAGAGCACTGGGTGCACCAGTGCTCGAGATTAATGTGGACGATGATCAAATCGAAGACCGCATTGATGAAGCATTAGACTACTGGAAACTATACCACTATGAAGGTGTGGAACAGATTTATCTTAAACAATTGATTCGTGCTTCTGAGATAACTCTTTCTGCTTCTGTGGCAACTACTTTTGCTCTTGCTGAAACTATTACAGGTGCAACGAGTGGCGCAACAGCACAAGTATGTCAAGAATCACAAAGAACATCTTCTGGTACTCTATTGTTAGTTAGAAATGTAACAGGAACATTCACTGCAGGTGAAACTATTAATGGTTCAGCAGGACATACTGCTACGCTATCTTCTATCACCCTCCGTGAATACGATAATCGTTATATTGAAATTCCAGATTATGTTTGGGGTGTTACTCAAATTATATCTGCAGGACAAGCATCTTCTTCAAAGAATATCTTTGACTTGCAGTATCAATTAAGATTAAATGACTTATATGATCTAACATCTACTTCTTTAATCTACTACAAAACAGTTATGTCACATTTGGCATTGCTTGATTTTGAATTAAACGGACATCAAAGATTTAGATTTAATCGTTTAAATGGTCGTTTATACCTAGATGCAAATTGGGCAACAGATTTCATTCTTGGAGATTATATTATCGTTCAAGCGTATCGTCCAATGGATCCAACAACATGGTCTAAAATTTATAACGAAATCTGGTTGAGACATTATGTCACTGCATTATTTAAAAAACAGTGGGCAACCAATATTAAGAAATTTTCTGGCATTCAACTTCCAGGTGGTGTAACTCTGGATGGTGATAAACTATATGATGAAGCCACTACAGAAATAAAAGAACTAGAAGACGAACTACAGAACAAGTCAGCACCCCTAGATTTTTTCATGGGATAATAAATGCCTACTAATGTTTATTTTACTCATGGCACAAAAAATGAGCAGTACCTAATTGAAGATCTCATTATCGAATCTCTTAAGATTTACGGTAATGAGTTCATGTACATTCCAAGAACATTAGTTTCTAAGGATGAAATTCTTGGTGAAGATCGTTTATCAAAATTTACATCTTCGTTTCCAATCGAAATGTACTTTGAGAATGTAGATTCTCTAGATGGTCAAGGTACGTTTATTCAAAAGTTTGGTCTTATGATGGAACAATCAGCTACATTGGTAGTTGCTCGTCGTAGATGGGATCAATTGGTTGGTCGTTATGGTCAAACAATTATTCCTACTCGTCCATGCGAAGGTGATTTAATTTACTTTCCATTGACTAAAGGTTTGTTTGAAATTAAGTTTGTAAAACATCAAGATCCATTCTATCAACTTGGTAAACTATATGTATTTAAGTTGCAAGTTGAATTGTTCCAGTATGCTTCTGAGAAAATTGATACTGGTATCTCTGAAATCGATGCGTTTGAAACACTTAAAACATTCACTACAAATACTACAAGAAACCCAAATGGCGAGATTACTTCTATTACTGTAACAAATCAAGGATCTGGATACACTTCTGTTCCAACAGTAGTAATTACAAGCGCAACGGGATATGGTGCTAGTGCTACTGCCGTTCGAGGAACTGGTGCTACTGCAAATAAAATTATTCGTGTAGATATAACTAATCCTGGACAACAATATCAAACTGCCCCAGTTATATCATTTACTGGTGGTGCTGGAACAGGTGCTCTGGCAACTTCATCTATTGATATCAATATTGATAAACCAAATTCGTTTGGTGATAACAATAAATTTAAAACCGAATCACAAGATGTATTGTTCAGTGTAACAAATCCATTTGGTGAAATTGATAATACAAATAACCCATAATGTTAAATAACAATGTATATTACCACGGAATAATTCGCAAATGTATTGTGGGTTTTGGTTCACTATTCAGTGACATCTATATCGATCGTCGTGAAGGTGATTCTGTAACTGGTGCTGTTACTCAACGACTACAAATTCCTTTAGCATATGCTCCAAAAGAAAAATGGATTGTTCGTTTAGATCAAGATCCATCTTTAGAAAATCATGTTTACACTACTCTTCCAAGAATGTCGTTTGAAATTATTGGATACAACTACGATCCACAAAGAAAAGTAAATCGCATGCAGCAGTTAAAGTGTGTCGATACTGGTGGTACTGGTTTTACAATGTTCACCCCTGTTCCATATAATTTAGACTTGTCACTATACATCCTGACAAAAACTCAAGAAGATGGTTTACAAATTATCGAACAAATCCTTCCAACATTTACACCTGAGTATACATTATCCATTAATGTAGTTCCAGACATGAATGTTAAGATTGATGTGCCGATTGTTTTAAATAGTGTATCAGTTCAAGACGACTACGATGGAGATTTTCAAACTCGTAGATTTGTAACACATAGTCTCAATTTTCAAATGAAGATGAATCTATTTGGACCAATTTCTAATGGTGGTGTTATTCAAACTGTCAATGCCAATGTTGGTGACAACGAAGATTTTAGTAATCCAAATAGGATTTACACAGCTGAAGGTGATGTCACTACTGCAACTGTTAATTCGGAGAGTTGGCTGGACGGATTTTAATTATGGCACAAGTATATAATTCAAACTCCAATTTAAAAGCAGCTGGGGTTACTGTTGACTTCACACCTGATGATGTAAAAGAGTACATGAAGTGCGCAGCAGATCCGATATATTTTATCGAAACCTACTGCTATATTGTTACGCTAGATCATGGTTTAAAACTCTTTAAACTATACGACTGCCAAAAGAACAAGGTAAATGTAATCCATAATAATCGTCGTGTGATTCTTATGGAAGGTCGTCAACAAGGTAAGACAACTACCTCTGCAGCCTACATTCTTTGGTACACGATTTTTCAAGCCAACAAAACTGTGGCTATCCTTGCGAACAAAGCAACTGCTGCAAGAGAAGTTTTAGATCGTTATCAAACAATGTATGAGTTGCTACCGAAGTGGATGCAACAGGGTGTCACTACTTGGAACAAGGGTGACATTGAACTAGAGAATGGTTCAAAGGTTTTCACTGCTGCAACAGGTAAGTCTGGTATTCGTGGTAAATCCGTAAACATGTTGTATGTTGACGAAGCTGCAATTATTCCAAACAATTTGGCAGAAGAATTCTTTACTTCAGTCTATCCAACTATTTCTGCGGGACAAACTACTAAGATTTTATTGTCATCGACTCCACTAGGTTACAATCACTTCTGGAAGTTTTGGACAGATGCTGAAAAAGGCAGAAATGGATTCGTTAATCTATTCATACCATACTGGGAAATTCCAGGTCGTGATGAGGCATGGGCTGCAGAACAAAAAGCCCAACTCGGTGAACTTAAATTTACTCAAGAGGTTCTTTGTAACTTCTTGGGTTCTTCTCTTACTCTAGTTAGAGCAGACACTATTTCTAGAATGAGTCCAGATACTATCGTCCACCAGAAAGATGGGTTGGATGTATATGTAAACCCACAGGCTGGTCATACTTATTGTATGGTCTGTGATGTGGCAAAGGGTGTTGGTGGGGATTATTCAGCATTCCAAGTTATTGATATTACAGAGGTTCCATATCGAATCGTTGCAAAATATCGTAATAATGAAATCAGTCCGTTGCTCTATCCAAATATAATTTACAAAATTGGAAACGAGTACAACCAAGCGTTTGTATTATTGGAAATTAACATCTCGGAACAGGTTGCTCACATCCTATATTCTGAGATGGAATACGAAAATATATTGATGGTTACAAGACACGCTATGGGGCAAACAGTCTCTGGTGGTTTTGGTGGTGGTAAAACACAGTTGGGTGTCAATACCGATAAAAAGATTAAAAG